GAGCGTGTTATCAATGATGTGATTTTCCTCTACTGCTTACATGTGTTTGGGGTTCCGCGCTGGAAAGCTGACATCATGTATAAGGCCGTACGGGTCGGAGGTCACGTCTACTACGCCAGCCATACAAGCAAGTTCTGGCGCAAGATTAAGGGGCTGTTATGAGCTTTGAGGCATGGAAGCCTGACGTTCTCGTCTTTGTTCCGAACAATGATGTAGAGACTTGTGATTATCAGGTTGTGTTCGAGTACAAATCACACCCCGAAGTATGGCCGGATATGGATACTGTTTTCAGGAATGAGATTGTAGACCTTGCAATATCGCAGTCAGTAGCCAACCGAGCAATACGCGACATGATTGGCGCGTAGTGTCCTATCTGGCTGCGTTTGTGGCTGGTAGGATTTAAAGATAACTCGGCGCTTAATTTTGAGCGCTACCGAATAAACTTACAGCGCATTGTTATGCGCAAGGGGTCTGTAAATGCTAAGAGCGTTATTTTTGATATTGATGCTGGGGCTGGGAAGTTGGGGGTATCAAACATGGATTGCTGATCAACCTGACTATATTCAGACGCTCCAAACGCTTTACTACGGTGTAGTATCTGCAACTGTGTTCTGGGGCGCTGGTTTATTCAAAAGCTCATAACAAAGAGTTAGCGAGCCTACGGTCTCGCTCAATGAGGTGTTATCTCAACGGAGGTTACTGGCTAAAGCGGATATAAGCCACCGCAGACCGAAGCCGTAGGGATATGTTATAGGGCACTACAATAATAGAGGGGATTATGATTCTAACAGAATACGACAAAGCTCAGTGTGGGCTGGCAGAAGTACCAGTAAACCGATTCTCAAGCGGTGAACATCAGATGAAGATAGAGAAGCTTAGCAAAGAGACCGGGCTATCCTATTCGACAATCAAGAACTACTTAAAGAAGATGACGGAAGAAGAAGTCCTGAAGAAAGGAAGAAACAAGAGCAACCGGCAGAGCTACGGAAGTGTGGTCTATAAAGGTGAGGTCCATACATATCGCTCCCTGTCTGAGTTGACTGGTATCAGCAAAACTAGGCTAGGCAATCTACTAAGGAGTGGTATGTCGCCAGAGCAGGCTGTCAGGGACGCGCATAAGTACAAGATGAATGGAAGTAAGATTGTCGGGTTAAAGAAGGAGTACCGCGATGCTTAGGCTTACGACCACTATGCTGAAAGACTTCTCTAAGATGACCGTATCCTCGTTTTGCGATAAATACGACCTAACTTCGTCACAAGTTAGAGACATTGCAAACCGTCACCCAGTAACGGTTGACGAAAGTGACCAAGAAGAGAAAAACCAAATTGCATACATTCAAGGGTCAGTAAGTAAGACCGGAGAATGCCCATACGGAATCAGGCAGGAGCGTTCATGGTGGTTTGCTGGATATTACGAGAACAACGATATTAAGGATTGAAAAAGTAAAGCTCACTCTGACCAGTTGGCTTCGTGTCGATATGAAGCCAGCTGACTTGATTCTCTACTCGTGTGAAGTACGGTATTTTATTACCCTGAAACTGGTATTCTGCTAAGTCATCCCTGATTTGCTGAGCGGTTTTATTCCTAAACTTAAGGTCTAGCGCACAGCCTTTCGAGTGCTGAGATGTGGGAGAGTAGTACTTACTCTCTGGCGTTCTCAATCCAGACTGACTGAATTCCCCGCCCCACTTCCAATCATTGATAGTAGCAGGCCCGTAACGCTCTCTAAGCCAGTCAGCAGCTTTTAGAACGTCAGGGTCGAACATGCGCCACAATGCCTCCTCGTGCACCTCCTTGTGCATTGCAGGGCTTACGAGTTCCTCTATTGAGAAGTACTTACAGCGGTAGCTCATTTGTGACCCTCCTGACAGCGTGATAACCGAAACGCTATCACGCTGTAGATTGAGACTGTTAGGGCGTCCAGCATTAGATGTCAATTCTGAATGACGACAGTTCACCCACAACAATATGGGCAATTCTTTTTGCTCCAGAGTCATTATACTGATCGCTAGTGTTATCGTCTGTGTCATCTGGATGAAGGTTCCCGCCATCATCAATCATATAATCATCAATATTGACCTTATTTATTCCAGCCTTCGCTGCAACATCAATGACGTAATAACCCCACCTCTCGGCAGCGCGGCGCACACACTCAGCATAATCATGGGTTGTGTGCCCGTTATTGTTTGTTGCCCCGTCAGCCCATCCCGGTCTACCTGTCAGGTCTATCAACTCACCATAAGGTGTTGTGTTTGCGAAAATATGAGCAAAAGGAAATCTAGTTGCCAGTTTCTCAAAAACAGTATTTAGAGCACCGTAAAACGTAGCAGTCGGGTCTGTGTCGGAAACAGAACCAAGCGTTACGGATTGCGCCCAATCATTGGTTCCGCCGGTGAATATCACTACATCACTGTCAATATCAATGTCATTTATTCTGGCATCCTGCCACATTGCGTCAGACGACGAACCTGAAACCAGTGTTCCTCCAATCCCCTTGTTTGAGTGCTCAGAAAATCCAATTGTTGAAATAACATAGGGCTGCCACCTATTCTGTTGGGTTATAGAGTCCCCAAACGTTGATAGCTTTTTGCCAGATAAACCGCTAACAACTTTCAGTCCGCTAACTCCGAATGGAACAAACTCAGTTGGAGAAACCCCCTCTTCGAGCTGATACGAATCAATAGATGAGTTGAACACAGAAACCCTGACATACTCAGTATCTGCGGTTGTCGTAAACACCGTTACAGAAGAGTTTGAGCCGCCCGATATAAAGTTTTTGTCAGAATCATAGAACGCGTGAAAGCGTGTCGGGTCAGTTTCCGATGACCCGGAGTACGTGGTGTTTGGCTTGACCTTTATGTATTCCGATGTTGAGTAGGTGGCGCTTGACGATATTGCCCCAGAAGTTCCAGAAACAAAAACATTCACATCGACGGCATCTTTATTGAAAAGATTTTTTGGGTCGGCGATAAAATCTACATCAGAGAAGCCAACAGAATCAGAGATACTGTTTCCAATCTCCTCCGGCGTCATGCCGCCAGTAATATCCGTAAGATCAAAAGGCTCTTGCTCTACGCCGTACTCAGTGTCTTCCAGCTCAATAGTTCCACCGCTTGCACCAACTACCGTGAATCGGTAATCAGAAACCTTTCCAGAGAATGAATAAACTGGAATCTCAGGATTCTTAAAGTCGTATTTGGCGGCGAAAACCCAATCAATAGAGGCTTCCGGCTTATATTCGACCGTAAGGAATCCGCGATTAGGCTGCGCGCCTACGTTTAAAACGTGATTGTTTGTATCGTTAGCACTGCCCGAAGTTACAACATCGGACACGCGGTAAACGCCATTCACTAGAGGGATTGAATATTTCATTGTTCTGACTCCTTACGCTCTAAATCGTCTGATTTGTTTTACTTCCGCGCCGTTTATAGACAAGAAGTTACCTGCATCTTTAGATACCTCTACCGTATCGGTAAAGGTACGGACTACGTTAAAACAACGCTCCCCATCAATAAAGTGCATCATCGCGGTAAAGTCACCCAACTCAGCCGGAAGCTTTAAGGTCAATACATAGAGGCCGTCTCCGGGATAACCGCCCGGAATAGATGGTAAATTTAACTGGTCAGTGAGTGTACCTGACCAAACCTCCGTTAATAATGTGCCAGCGATAAGCTTGACAGGTGCGCCTGTGGAATCTTCGCCATAAAGGACATCAGTGCCAGTCTCTTCTCTGGCTGTTGCCGTAGGGTTGTAAGGTGCCATATAAGCCCGGATGACATTGCCAGCAGAATCAAAGGCAACGGCGTTGTCATTCTCGGCAGAAGCGCGAGGGGTTTTGCTTTGTAGTTCGATCTCACTCATTGTCTTGTTCCTGTGTTAGGCAATGTTTGTATTGTATCTGATTCTTCCCGCTCGGGCTGCATTCCACCAACGGTCAAACCTAGCCCGGTTGCGAGTCTAGGGTATTGCGTTTCAATGAGAACTTTGGTCTCTGGACGGATATTAAAACCCTCTACAGCACGGCCAGCCATCGCTGTGGCTTTAGCCGATTTAGACAGCTCTTGTATCTGATTCGCTACCACAGGCCCGGCAACAGGTATCTTGTTCAACAGGGTGAATACGCCAAGGTTTGCCGCCGCATCAATAAAGAAACCGGCTGAGCCTTTAGGAATTGCGCCAGATGGCGGAATCATTTCTTCAGCCTGTTTGCGCATTGCTTCTAGTCGTTTCAGCTCATTCTCATTGAATAAGCGTTTAATCTTTGGCTCAAGCATGTCATAACGCTTGGAGAAGGCATTGCCGCTAAACACCTTTTCACCTTGAATAGTCCGACTGGCTGCGTTGTAGCTAGAATCAAGAAGGTCAAGGATAACCTCTGCCTTCATGCTGTCTTTGGCCAGCTTCCCGCGACTACCCGCACGGTCAAGGGAGTTAACGACTGAATTGAACTTCTCTATAGGAGTAGACCTAGCCATTAGCTTGCTGTAAACCTGACTCTCTTCAATCTTTGGTATTCTACTTCCGCCGGACTTACTCGCTATCAGGTCGTTAACTAAGCCTTTCTCGTCAAACTCAGTCTTTAGCGCAACGTGTGACTGTCTGGCAGCCTTTGCAGCCATTGCCACATCTGGAGCACCATTCACCTCAATAGCCTTTGAAGCAAGCTCGAACTCATTATCTAGAGCCTCACGTATTGGACCTACAATGCGCGATGTTTGGCCGGTAATATCCGACTGTTCTATGTCCCCTAAGCGCTTACGGAATCGCTCTTGATTAGCAATACTTAGCCTCTCAAATGGGCCTGAGTCGCTATCAAGTATTCCAAACTCTTCAAACAATCCTTTCAGAGCGTTGTATTGAGCTGTGTTTGTTGCGGAAAAGTCTCTCATTTCCCCGGCATCTGGCATTGCTTTCTTTATCGGCGCATCAGATAGACCAACATCAATCTGTTCTGTCAGGTTCGCAAGTCTTCCATAGGCTTCCGCTCTCTTATATCGCGCCGAATTGTCACGCATACGCAGTGCATCTTTAACAGCTGCGCCAACCTCTACTGACTTCTCAGGAGACAGTGATTCGAGATAATTCTTAACCTCTCGGCTCTGTTCCAGTTTAAACAGTCGCATAGCATCACCAGCCTCACCAGACTGCTCAAGAAGAAACTGCTCTTGCTTTAATTCATCAAAGCCTTTCTGTGTGGATCGTAGCGTCTCGCCACGAGTTAGCCTTACACCAGTATCCTGAGACCTAGTTACGCTATCTCTGACTGGTTCAGTGGCGTTTGAGCGCCTTACGGTAGCTTGAACAGGAGCAGACTTGGCACCTTGACTAATAGCCGCCATTTGACCACCAAGGCCAGCCAAGGGGGCGGCGGCTTGACCTACCTCTCCAATAGTCTCTACATACTCTTGACCGGCTTTAGTGCGCGGAGAATAAGTGAACTCAGAAGCCATCTTTGCGGCAAAGTTTTCAATTCTGTCAGCTGCATCCTGAGTACCAAACTCGCCAGAACGTATCTCTTCCGCAAGACCCCTTAATGTTCCGCCAAGCATCCCAAGCGTTCCGCCTGTAGCTCCCGTAACAGTGGTTAAAGCAGCCTCACCAGCACCGATAGCCTTCTCTCTAAAAGAAGCATCCTCTGGCGGTACGTCTGGCGCCATATAGCCTTCAATATCGGGAGCATCACCAAACCGCTCGGCATACTGTTCCGGCGTCATAGAACCCTTAGCCGGCTCATTTACTTCGGAGTCACCTGCGCCGAAATCAGCCTCAGTTGCCAAACCAGCGGCAATAGCCTTAGCCTTTACCTGCTCCTTGGTTGTGCCTTCCGGCACATTCTCAATAACTGTTCCGTTCGGCAAGGTTACATTCATTACATATCATCCCAGCTAACAGTGTTTTGCGAGCGGTTACTTTCGCTGTTGTATGTGCCCGGTTTGGTATTCTTAGCTCTCTGGAATGTTGACTTGATTCGCTCAAGTTCAGCTAGGAACTCATCTTCAGGCATGCCCAAATCAAGAGAAGCCGCAGCAGCTGCCAATTTTTCACCCTCGGCATTCGATAGCTGACCAAGCCCTTTCATATTTTGAACAGCATCAAGGAACTGACGACCTTTGAGAGTGTCGAGCATTGCTCGGAATCCACGCGCACGAGTTCCCGGAATGCTAGCAGCAACAGATGTGGAGCCGGTTGCCATCTCTCGACCCGGGTGTTCAATCATTCTGTCAATAAGGTTGATGGTGCTATCAATCTCAGCAGATGCCTGTTCTTTAGCAACTTCTCTGTCTTCCGCTTCAGTTGCTACCTCCTGCTGGGTTTTCTCTACCTTGGCTTTTTGCAATGCAATATCTTGCTCAAGCTTTTCACGGCGCAAAGAGTTGTCCTCTTGCTTCAAGTCAGCCTCAAGCTCTCTAAGCCTCAATGACTCGCGCTGATACTCAGTCATTGGTTTAGCACCACCAGCAGTAGACGCTTCCGCCTGCATCTTTCTGGCCTGAAGGATTGACGTGACAAACTCCGGCTCTTCTTTCATGGCCATTAGGAAAGCTTTCTCAGATTGCGCAGGGTCTGAACCGGCAAGCTCTGAGGCTTTCGTAAGGTACGCGAGCGCACGAACCTGTTTCTGTTCAGCCCGTTCCAGCTCTTGCTGCTTTTGAGCTTGTTGTGCGTACAGGTTGATACCTTGCCCAATGGCATTAGATAAACCCTGTTGCTTAACACCGAAACCAGCAAACATATTCCCACCAAGACCGTTAGCCATTAGACGTTACTCCCGATGTTGTAACCAATTCCAACACCAGCAGGCCCGCCAACCAAGAAGCCAGCGCCAGCGCCAAGCAAGCCACCTAGCATATTAGGTTGGGCCGCTATCTGATTTGCTGCCTGAAGGTTGATATTGGCGATATTGCCCAATGCACCAGCCTGACCAGCAGTAGACGACTGGAGGGCACTCAGAGAGCCGCCAAGGGTGCCAAGACCAATGTTCACACCTTGCCCTAACTGATTCAGTCGGTCATTGTATGCACCGCTGGCATATTGTGTGGCCAAGTTTCCGGTAGCCCCGAGAACATCTTCCTGAATCCCAGACGATAGGCGATTACCTAAGGCAGCAGACTGAGAAATCATCTGATCTGTTGCCGCTCCAGCAATGTTTTGGAACTCTTGAGACTGCAAGGCATTGGCCATGAACTCTTCACGGCCAGAGGTTGAGAGGAGATTTTGAAATTCAGGAAGGAATGACTCTCCAGCCTCTTGATACGGGGCAACCATCTCTTTAAAAGCATCAAGTTGATTTTGATAGACTTGCGCAATTTCAGCTTGAGCAGTGGCTGCCTCTTCGGCTGCATCCTCAATGGCATCCTCTTGCTCTTGGCCTGATAATGAGTATTGGGGGTCAGTGAGACCACCGGCAATTCCGCCAATACCAAGATTAGCCAAACCCTCCTCGGTAGTTGGGTCGATATTGCTCAGCCTGTCAAGAAAACCCTGATTCCCGCCAAGCGCCCCAGCGGCAAGGCCTAAGCCTAATCCACTACTAATATCAAAAGCCATAATTTAAACCCCACCGAATCTTTATTTGAATAATACCACGCACTGGACATGATGCGCCATTAAGAAACCCTCACCATCTCAGATGCCTCTAGGTTGCTGAATTTAGCGAAGGAGCGCCAAGTTCCTGATACGGAACCGCCGGGCGTAGATGTTGGGCCAGCGCCAGTAATGACGGCTATTCTTAAGCCGCCAGAGTAATCGACACCAGTATTAATCACGCCACCCGTATTGTTATGGATCAGTCGTACAGAACCAACCGGGTGAGTGAATGGGTCTGGCTCAACAGGCGGAGTATAGGTAGTAGGTATAGCAACGCCATAAGCGTAGGTATCACCTTCGCGCAACCCGACCCAGTTACCATTGTCCGTATCGTTCGTATACAGGTCTACAGGCCCAATAAGAAGAAAATAACCCTCACCAATAGGGAAGTTACCATCTTCAAGGTCGTCATATCTGGCTACACTAGGAAGGCTAACAAGCTGCTCCTGAGCCAGCATTAGCCAGAAACTAAAATCTCCGGATGACTTACTGGCGACCTCAAGCTGTTCGCGTGAAAGCTCTATTTGACCTCTAATCATCGAACTCCACCATTTATTACGGCCAGCAGTCTAACAATCGACTGCCTCAGAGAGCTTTCCAGTCTAAGCTTTAACACAACCGCCTTTCTGAATATGCCCGGATTGATGAACCTTACTCGCTGGCTTTCACTTGTTACTGATATGGTTCTTTCTGTTCCGTAAGTCTCGCCGTAGTCCTGAGAGAGACTTAAGTGAACATCACCAGCCCCTGACGTTTCCGGCTCCACTTGAGATAATCTCATGGTCATGTTGTTTGAATTGAATGGCGCACTAACCATAAACCGGCTAACGTCTTCACCCCACTCCTGACCTGTATCCTGTTTTGGGTTGCTGATCTGGAATGTAATATCAGAGCCATCGACGACAATTTGATTGCCAATGAAGAACTCGTTGTTGAATGCCTCACCAAATCCAATAACAGACCAACGACCGTCATCTGTAGACATTTCAAACCAGCGCCCATCGGTGATGTTGTAGCAGAAAGTTACACCAGCAACACTAACACTAAGAATATCCCGGCCAGCATCACGATAGCCGAACAGCTTACACTCCTTAAGAGCGCTTAGGTAATCAAGGCTGGCTATCTGCTCTGTCAATTCATACTCAACAGCAGGCGTTGAAATCTTACCAGCCCCAACACGGAATACACCGTACCCGCCGCCTTCAACCTTACCCAGAGTATAAAGAATCCCGCCTATTTCGCACTTCGCATGAGGCCCAACACATCCAATACCTTGAGTCGCAGAACGCTGCCAGCTGAATGGTGTGGTGGTGCTTGTGGTGATAGTGAACAGATAGGCGTTGTTCTCGTCAAAGACCCATACAGAGCCGTTTAGGTTATGAATACCTGTCAGTCTACTAACCGCTGCGTCAGGGCTGAAAAACTGGGTGGCCTTTGGTAATGAGTCGCCAATATCAGTGTAGTAGACTCTGAACCTGTCAGACCCTGTATCGTCGTAACTTACCCACAAATACCGACCACCCGCAAAAGTGACGTCATGGAACTTAGAGCCTAAAGGGAATTCAGAAGCCACGTTAATTGCCGACACAGAGGTTCCCGGGTATTGAACTTCAGCATACGAACCGCCGGCAACGCTATATGCTGGGGAGCAAATGATAATAGAGTCTTGCGACTCAGCTATCCGGGCATGGCCAAAACCATCAGCAAAGCTTAGGCGGGTAGGTTTTCCTGAATCATCCGTGACGAACATCAAATCATTATCGTAAGGAACCATTACGGCAGGGCCACCGGATGCTGTAGCTGTGGCATTTGGAGAAACTGATACAGGTGTTATTTGGCTTGTTATCTCACCACTAGCGGTAGAGGAATAGTTCTGCGTAGCTGTAGCACTTGCCGCTGCTACAGGCCCGATATTGGTCAATCCAGATGGACACTCAAGCATATTCTGAGAAAGGCTACCGGAAGGCTCGTTAATCGGTATCAGGTTTACGCAGCGCCGACGGCTGTTCTTTGGTGTCGTTGACTCATAAAAACCGTTGAGCGGTAAATCCTGCATTTCAGTTTCTCTCCAATTGCGACTGGCATATCTTCAGCTGCTCTTGATACATGGCGACTTGTTCAGTAAACCGCTTCTCTTGCTTCTCTAAACGCTCGTCGTACATCTCACGCTCCCGGCTAAGCTGCCCTTTTACTTGGAGCACAATAGTGGCTGTAGCGAACGACCATCCAGCTGCACAACCCGCCCCGAGAGCTAACAGCACGTCACTGTTTGCCGTTGCTATGTCTATCATTGTTTATGCCGTCCATAGTTACTCTGGCCTGATTTGTTATTACAAAAACCAACATGCACCCGATTATCACCCAGTCTACAACTATGTGAGCAATTTCGGGAACATCAATAATCATTCCCACAATCACATCTATTCCGAACAATCCGAAAATCACGGCTTTAAGCCCGAATGCAATCATGGTTCGACCATCCGCCGAAAAACACGCTATCAGAAACTGAAACCCGGCTATAACGCACAATGTCGCGGTGATAATTTCAATCATAAGTACCTCATCAGTAAGCGCACCTCAATCCCTGCGCCAGCGGCAATAATAGGGCTAAACAGAACCCCTAATATCGGAACGGAAAAATTAAACAGCGACGCTCTAACCGAAACACTGGCAAGCGTTTCTGACATCACATCGCATCGAATCACTTCACTCAAGGTAGTGGCGGTATGATTAATCACAGAAGCCGAAGTTGATACAATCTCCTCCGGGTCAATGTTTGATAAATCAAAAACCACTTCACCGTCAGAGTCTGTCACACCGTCAAGGATAGCGATTCTGACCCCGGATTTCACTCCGTCATCAGTATCAACACTCCCTGTCACCTCGCTAACCCATACGCTCATTTTGAGACGACCTCCAGCGTTATCTCGTTACCATTTTCTGATACAGCCCTAACCGCTGTAACAACCGATAAAATACCGTCGTGTGTGTTTTTCCTCACACGACCCTTTGGCCATCGTTGCCACTCCGCATTGCCAGAGTTTATGTCAGATTTGCCAGATACTGTGTATTCAACGTAAGCCCTACTATCACAATAAATCGCCACGGTTGTGCTAATAGATTCAGGCCGCAAAAAAATTACGTCAGATGTCCCAGTGGTCGTTGTAGACGCTCGAAAATAGCCAAACTCATCTTGGTTTTCTTGACGCTCTAACTTAATCATTGAAACGCTCCTCCCATTTCAGAATGTATTGACCACGCACGTCGTTCGCGCCGCCCAGCGGATTCATTACGATATAGAACGACACCCCGCCGCCAACACCTACCCTATCCTCGTCCGCTTGATACGCCGATGCCGCCTGATTGATATTTCCCTGCGACACCACCAGTCCTAACGCCGTTGGGAGAACCGTCGCATCTGGGGTGAAAATACCAACGCCCGTAGCGCGCTGAATCGTGACGCCGGTTGTTGGCACAGGATCAACGTCAGGATTGGGTATTGTGGATACCGGGCCGATTAAACCAGAGTCTTCCAGCGTCCCGCTAAAAGTGTGCGTCCCCGTGTCTGGGTAAGCTAAATACTCTCTACCGCCGGTAAACAAATTTAATTCACGCTTGAATAGCACGAGAGGGTTAGTCAGCGTTATGTAGTAGACGATTTGCTGGTTTGATGGAATATCAATGAGTCGGTCTAGGTACTGGAACTGCTCTAACGCTTCAAAGCTAGTCTGTTGAGAGTCCACGGCGATACGGCGAACTCCTTCCGTGCCGCTAGTGAAAAGGTCGCTCGGCAGTCCGTTTTGTGAAATAAAACCGCTCATGACTTATCCCTCTGCACTACCCAAGCTCTTGCATACAATCCAGAATCAACGCCGTCGAAAACGATTGTAGCGCCTTCTACAGACTGCTTACTGATTGGGGTAGGCCTGCTTGAGTCATTGACAGATCCAGCATTGAAAGAGCCATTACCAACAGAACCTACGTTGTCACCGTTACTCGTCGTGATGGTTATAGTTCCGGTAGTAGGGTCTGTCTTGGTCTGAACGTCAGCGCCATCATACACAACGACATAAAACTCGCTCGTTCCGTAGTCGTAATCCAATCCCTCAGCGGTGAATGAATCCACTCCGCCCGTCAAAGGAAGCACAGAAGAGCCGTTGCCGTTAATCTTGAATCTTGTCTTAGCTGCCATTTAATCCACCAAATAAGAGCCGTTATAAACCAAGTAAGCGCCATCATAAACCAGTGCGCCGTCAATCACCCTTACAACCCGGTCGCCATTATAGTAACGGTCACGGTCATAATGGTTCCGTTTAGTGTTCCCAGAACCACGAGGCATACGCTTAGGCTTAACCCAGTTCATAGGAATGTTGGTGTACTTGGTCAGGGTCTGCATACCTGCGCTTGCGTGCTTCGCTAGGATAGGAGTTACAGGTATTGCAATACTCTCAGCCTGACGCATTGCAAAAAGAGCTATGACGGCCTCTGATAGGTTTCTAGGGAGACCAGAGTCGTCATCAAGCGTTGAATCGTCATGATAACCAAGCGGGCCGATATTCTCTTCAAAGCCCCAGACCATGTTTTGAAAATCAATTAGCGCATCATCAAGAACCGTAGACTCTACATCAGTGCCGTAGCCAATCTTGCGAAATGCAGCGGTTATCAGTTCTCGATTAGTAGCCATTAGTTAATTCCCAATTCAGCCTTCAGCGTCTTAATACGCTTCTTTTCCCATCCGTCAATGCCTGCATCTTTAGCGGCCTGACGAATTTCATCTGTAGATAGTTTACCAGATTCATTAGTGTCTGCTTCATCAATCTTATCGGCTTTCAGGATGTCCCAAGGATTACCCCAGCCGTCCGCCTTGTAAGCTTCGACCTCATCATCAGGGACATTGATAGCATCAACCATGATGCCTTGAAATTTATGCTGAGTGCCTTTTCGATAGAGCTTCATAGTTACTCCAAAAGAACGGGGGCCGAAGCCCCCTTATTGTCACGAGATGGTGAACATACCGTTGCGGCTTGGGTCGCGGTTGGTCAGGCCATACCAAGTGAACAGACGCACCTTCAGAGAAAGCGTGTCAATATCACCGTCATAGGCCATAACAACGCGAGTACCAGAAGACAGTGTTGCTGTCTCGTACTTCATGCCGCCAAGGTCGCCCCACGAGCTTACGCCAGAATCTGCATTCAGGATTTCGACAGAGTCATTAACCCAGAAAGCATTACCGCGCTTGCTTGCGTCGATGTTCTTACGAACAATCGCTGTACCACTGGTGATCTGAGTATCAATGTTTGCATACGCCAGCTCAGCAGCATCCAGAGCGCCATCATCCAGAGCGATAGGCTTGGGATAAACCTTAATGTTGTTGCTGGTAATCTCAACAATCTTAAAGGTCATCGGTTCGCCTGTCGGGTTCTTGTCGGCAAGGCCCAGAGCATTTACACCAGTAAATTCAACCCAATCGCCTTCTTCAAAGCCAGAAGCGTCAACAAGGGCGATGTCGTCAGAGATACGGTAGTCAACCGGAACCACTTCACCAGCAACCGTCTTATTGGCTACAGGAGCCTGAGACACATCAGCAGCAACAGTGGTTGACGGAGACGCCGCACCAGTAATCGCCGGAATGAACGAACACTCATACAGGTTAGAACCTGCGGTGTTGTATGCAATCATGCCGTTCTTGTAAACGGTTTCAGGCATACCATTCATGTTTGAGCGATTGGCAATGTCGGAGCTGATCAGCTGAGCGTCACGGTCATTCAGGAAGATTGAAATACCCGCTTCAGTTGCCAGCTGGCGTTCGTTGAAGATGGTGTCAACGGTCTTGATGGCATCATAGCCAGTGTTGCCCGCAGTACCATCAACGGTAGCGTCAAAGAAAACAGAGCCGGTGTTCTTAACCAGATTCGCAATCTGACTGTTTTGCTTAGACATCAGGCGCTTCAGTGCGGTCTGTGTCCAGTCATTCAGATAACGCTGGTCGCGAAGGTCATCCGCTCGTGGATTGGTGCCGGAGTTCTGAGGAGTGCCCAGACGCGCCGGGTAGGTCAGGTCGATAATGTCGGCATAGTTGCCAGTAGCATCCCAGCCTTCAAACGTGTTTGCTTGCTGCTCTACGCGACGCCAAATCTGGTTAGAGGCGTTTTGCAGGTCTGCACCTGAAACATCCTCCTTGCGCGCAAGAACACCCATGAGCATCTGCTCTTCGATTTGGTCAATAGCATTATTCAATGCCACTTTGACCGCTTTTGCTGTACTTACTGAACTCATAATGAGTACCTCTTAATCAGGAATATTCGCTGACGCTAATTTTCCGCCCTAGACTTCGTTCAAGTTCAGCTTTCTTCTGCCTGAACTCAGTTGTAGACATCGTTTCAAACGCCTTTTTTAGTTGAGCGATACCAGTATTGGTACTTCCCACAGGTGAGCCACCTTCAAGGGCTGTATCCGCTTCTGGCTTTGCTTTCTGCTTCTTGCGAATCTGAAGCTTTCGATAACCGAGTGAGTACACCTCACGCTGCGCCTGCTCAGGTGGTAGCGATTGGATACGCTTTGCCTCATCTGGATTCTTGCCCAGATAATTAACCACTGCCGCCGCTTCACGCGAATCGTCGCCAAACATACCAGCGACAATAACGGAGCCATTCGGGATGACAGCATTCAAAGCATCTTCAGCAGAGTCAAAGTCTTTAATTCCAATCTCAGCCGCCGACTTAACGACCGCTTTAACTGCCTTTACTCTGGCCTGCTCAGCTTCAATGAATTGCTGACGCCGCTTGACCTCGTTGGTCTGCGATACAGTTCTGGCATTCTGCGCGTCATACAGCCACTTTTGCTGTGCTGCCATGAAGGCCGCTTGTGCCTTGGTTGTATCGTATCCGTACTTTTCCAAAGCCTTGTCAGAGAAAAAATCCTCATAACTTGGCTGCTCTGGAAGTTCTGGCTCTACACTTAGCTGCTCTTTAAGTTCTTCGGGGATTTCTCCACGCTGAACCGCTTCAAGTCTGCGCTCTAATTCATCTGCTTTGCGCTTGGCTTCTCTAGCCTCAATGCGCTGCTTCGCAAATGCCTTATTGCGCTTCGCATCCGGTGACGGTTCCGGTTCTTGCTCGACAATCTCATACTCAGAATCGTCATCCTCAGCTTCTTCAGATTCAGCCGCCACAGCTTCCTCTGGTTCCACTTCATCCGCTTCGGTTGTGGCTTCCTCAACGGCTTCAAACTCTTCTTCAATGGTTTCGTCTTGCATCACGTCTTTATCGCTCATGCTAACTCCTGCATGGTAGGGAAAGGTACTCGGCATATACCCGCCGGGAGGTTGTAGGTAATTATGCGCCAATGTTACTTGATACGCAACAAATCGCTTGACACGTTATTTTGGCGCAAATTGTCGATGATTATTCCAGAGGTAAAAGGTAGCCTAACAGATAAGTTCAGTTTTAGAGATTGTGTTATGTGCAGCGATTACGAAAAATCAACAAGGGTTCCAAAATGTACACAATAGCGGCGAATTACATAGGAAGTCACAAAAGAATAAGACACGGTTGCAAGGTTTACCTAGTCGGCGGCAGCAATGGCGATGGATGGGTGAGCAGGAAATTCCTAGTACGATTCAGGGATGGTAGTACTAATGTCATGTGGATTGACACATCAAAAGTAGACAACTTACGTCCAGCATTTGCTCCCAATCATGTACATAAAATGTTTGATGAGGGTTTTGGCTTGTCAAAGGAAGAAGCTACAGAGCTTTGCAATACTATTAATAAAAACGTAAGCGGCTAGTTCAGCCGCTGCACCCCTAGCCCCATTTTTTGAAGCTCTTTGGTTTCCATGTCCGATGTGCGCTCAACAATATCGAGCAAGTCCTTGACTCGTTCAATATCGACACGCTGTAACTTAGCTAGAATCTCAGCAGTTTCAGCTTCCTTCTTCTGCGTCTCAGCAATTGACTTAACAGAATCAAACTGACTTGTCTGCGCTCGCGTCTGGGCTGTAATCATGTCGGCTTGAGCCTTGTACATCTCAGCCTGACCGATCATCTGTTCAGCACTTGGCGGTTGGTTAGCTTGATGTTGTTGCAGCTGTTGAATCAGAAGTTTCTCTTCATCCGTTGAAGGTGTCTTCAGTCCTGAAATCAAAGCCTGTCTATCGAAGTAGTCCTCGAAGTCTTTAGCTCCCGGTAGGTCAATCATGCTTAGCAGCATCATGTACGCAGCCTGACCCATTGGAGTTTGTGGCCCCATAGCGCCCGCAATACTCTCTAACTTAGCCGCTGCCTCCTGCCTTGCGTCCTGATAGCGCGGGCCAATATCAGTATAAACTTCAAACTCAATGTCTGATATTTGATTCTCAACATAAGGCTCGCCACGCTCATCATAAGCAGGTCGGTTGATAATGATGTTTTCAGTTGTGTCGTCTTCATTCATGCCGACCATTTCAACTTCGTCAGTGTATATATCAGCCGCAATTGACTGGTATATCTCACCATCGCGGCGCATTGCCGTTGCTAGATTGTCCTGATAGATAAATGTCTGCATCTGGTTTTGAGCATTGGCCAGACGCAGCTGGCCTTCTGTCACACCGTCAGATACTGCATTCTCGCCAACCGACGGGGTCACAGTGACATCCTGAACCGCTTTCTCTGTCATCTGTAGGAACGCTGTTTCAGTGGCGTTTACCGTTGGGCCTTCCATGTACCCCAACGGCTGCAATGGCAGAGGATTGCCGTCAGCGTCTTTCAGGTTAAGCATATAGTAGGGGAAGTCTGCATCCTGCGTATACATGTGCTCCCAGCCTGAAATCTGATCCGGGGCAAAGAAAGGCTTTCGTCTCGGGCTTCGTCCTACTTGGTCAGCAATGAACGAGAACGCCATATTGTGTAAGCGTTGCGGGTCTTTAGCGCGACGCACCATGCCCTCCCAGTACTCCTGACCTTCAATGTATCGCCATTCACCGAACACAGGGACGATAGGGATATGTTTCCCGGCGACGAGTGTAGGGCCGTCAATCAGTCCCTCGCCATCAATAATACTTTTGTATACTTCCCGTTTTTCGATAACCTTGCGGTCTGTTACCTCGTAACCCTGCTCTTCTAAGAACTTGGCCTCTTCTCCACGATTACGCATCACGGTAACGGTATCAATACCGTTAGACATGATCATAATCTTTTTCTTCTTGCGCTTTACTTCGTAGTGCTCAGCTACATAGATAAGCTCGCCACCCGAGAAAGGGAATACACCACTATTGGCCGGGGAGTGAGCATTAGAACCCGAACGCCCTTCGCAGTCGTATTCTTCACAAAGCCTTTCGTATGATTCGCGAGTGTAAGCAGTCAGAACCCCACCATAGAGAGCATCTGACTTGTCTTTTCGGCGTGCGGACGGGTCAAAGTAAACGACGTTATTGGCTTCATGGATAGGAACGCGGCGGATAGTTTGTGACGTGTCTGTATTGTCGCCCTTGTTCTCGTACTCGGTAGTTATGCGCCATGCCCCGAAGCCGGTAGACACTTGAGAGTCGATAGCAACGTCTACAGCCTCTTTTGCCGCGTTAGTACGCATACTGGCACGGTAAATCTTTTGCAGCGTCTCAGCGGCTTCCTTGGATGGCTTCTCACCATCCACAGCCCGATACTTAACACTGATAGGATTGGCCAGCATTTCACCCTTAACGGTTCGTAGCTGGCGGGTGATGATGTCAAATTGCCCACGGTACTCGTTATCTGAGTATTCTTCTAACTGCTCATCCCAGTGGTTGAAGTGGGCGAACATCCAATCGTCAGCGGCTCTATCTCGTGGGTCTTGCGTATACTCAAACGCACGCTGAATCTGTTGCTTTGCTTTGTCGTGAGCGTCTATGTTGTCCATCAGCGCATCCTATAGCGTTTAATTGGCGGTGGCATAACCGCCTTAGGTGTTTTACTGATTATACTTGACTTGTCAAATGATACCACTATAGCGTCAAACAGGTTCGGTGATGGAATCTTCATTGTGCCGTTACTGGTCTTAACCCCACGGCGCATCTCTTCCTTGGTGTAGAAGGTAATCTTGTCAGAAGGCTTCAGCGGTATGCGGCAAGCCTCCGCCCTAAGCTTGGCTATCATTTCAGGTGAAATAGATGAGCTATCAATGGATATTAGTTCGTCAGGGTCGTGGTACTCGCCTTTAACGACAGCCTCATACGTCTTTCGGAATCGCTCGGCAACCGCTGTTATGTTCTGCGCCTTCTTGTTCTTGAATACGTCCTTGTTCTTCTTCTGCCCCTTCATATTGTAGTTTTCAGACGCTTTGAATATGGCTTCCGGGTCGTGACAAGCTTCAGAGCCTTTATACATGTAGCTCTTGATATGTTTGCCCTTGAAAGCCTTGTCCGCCTGATCCCGAAGAACTGCACCTAGCCCGTCGCAGTCCCAACCGAACGAATCACAATCAAACCCAATTGCTTCACGACAAGCGATGTCGAACGCCCTGTTAGCGTTCTCAGCATCAATCTCCTTAAGCTCCTTAATCACCACACCATGACGGCCAGCAAATCCCTTAGCATCGTTTCCAGTGTCAGCCGGGTCATGCCCCACCACCTTAGCCCCGGTTGGCTCAAACCCTAGCTTCTTATGAGCATCAATAGCAGCATCAAACCAGTCAGCAATAATAATAGAGTCGTCGATGTCGTCGGAAAACGCACCTTTCCAGATATGATTAAAGCGGCTTTGACTCATCCGGCCATCCTCAACTTTCTCTTGGTCTTTAGCGAACTCGGTAGATAGAGACTCGTCGTGCTCAAACCAAGGGTTATCTTCATATCCGACCTTTATGATTAGATGGTATTCATCTTCATAGTATCCGTACTTATCCAAGTCGGCTTGATACGGAACGATGAACTCAGTACTCATGGCATCCGTTGAGCTTTCCGGGTTCCAGACAAACCACAACTCAGCACCCGGAACACCCCTTAATGTTGGGCCTAAAGTATCAAGTGTTTGCTGGCTTGTGCGTGCGGCTTCCTCAGACAGAAAGAACTTATAGTTAACCGTCCCTTTCATGTCGATGATATTTTGCATACCACCAAACTGGAACTTGCCTCGGCTCTTATGTCGTATCTACCAGCGTGAAGGAACCGGAGTAAAGCCGCCCGTGGCCTGAACTTCTATCCTGTGCCTGATACCCTCATAGATTGATTCCCGAAGGCTAGTCATGCGTTCACGCAAACAAAACACTTTAGAGCCGTTGCTATTGACCTCACCAACCATAGTGTCGAAAGCCATGATTGATTTGGTACCAGCCCGCCCACCAAACAAGCATTTGTACTTCTTGTGCTTGAGTAGGAGCGGTTCTAGCTTCTCAATGACATAGATGGTCGGCTCTTCGTCCGTAGGTTTCATATTGCCTATGGTGCCCTTCCAGCGACGTACGAAGTTAGGAACCAGCCTTCCGTCGATATTATCTACACGGTCAACCACGCCATATACAGAAGGCTCAAGTTTGCCCGCACCAGCCTGAGCGATGACTTCAAGATTGCGGGCCTTTTTAAGAAGCGGGCTAGTCATCAGCTAAACCAAGGTGCTCCTGAATGCGGCGTATAGATTCCTTAAGCTCCGTAACCTCTTCAATCTTGAGCATAGAAGCCATCATACCTATGTACATTTGAGCGACGTCAGGGGTTATCTGGCCTTGGCTTGCTGCTTTGAGTATCTGCTTGGCTTGCTCGCTACTGTCGGAATTGGGGTCGAAGTCAAACTCAGATGTAGCCATAGTTGGCTTTAGGCTTGCCCACCCTTTATCCCCCAACCACTTAAGAAGCATACCTGAGTCTTTATCCGCCTCCCCAGACATGGCGCGACGGATAACGTGCTTAAAGAGAGCAATCGTTGACTCTTCATTGGTTGCGTCTTCTTTCAGACCATCAAAAGCCTCTGCACGCAAAGCCTCAAGAATTAGAGACTTATTAGACCGACCACGACCCGGCAGTCGGTCTCTATTCTCTTTGGTTATCGTTGTGTCATTTCTAGCCATTCGCCACAAACCGCCCACAAGTTTTAATCATTGGACAAATAAAAAGGGCTTAGCCCTCTCCATCTTCAAGCTTTTTTGCGGTCAACAGAAGCACCCGCATGTTGGCTTTATGTTCTTCACGCTTCTGCCTACGCTCTTCTGTAAACCTCAATACCATTATTGCACAGCCAATAATTGCAACGCACATGGTCACAAACTCAGAAGGGTTATCAATTATCCATGTCCCCATCACGCCTAGAGCGGAAAGCGCGCCGCCGGTTGCGTACTTGTCGTCTATGGTATTCAACCCTTACCCCCATGATTACGGCTGAAGTGAGGACGCCAACGCAAAAGAGAGCCAGCACTACTTCGGAGAACGTCACCGACATTTCTGCACCCGTCCATAGTAGCTAAGAGAATCAATTCCATGATAGTGATGCCAATCATGATGTTTGTCTGTATTTCAGTGATAACCCACAAGTACGAGGCAACGACAGCCAGAGTGATTGAGTAAAGCCACATGAGTGACCTAGATAGAGGGGTGCCGTGATGCTTGTACTCCAATGCGGCAAGAGTACACATAGCTAGATTGATTACCGCCAGACTTATAATTGTTCGCTCAAAGCTGAAGCCAGAGACTTCAATGCCGTAGGCTATGAACAGACCTATTGACGCCATGATTGCCATACCCTTACCAGTGGCAAGGAATATGACGAACGCTATAGCGGCAAACATCAGGATAATCATGCGTTCTTCTTGCGGTCTTTCATGTTAGTTACAAAACCTACAGCTACCTTCTTCTGCTTCTTAGCCTTCGGTTTTGCTTTGGATGGTACTTTGCCTGCTTGCTTGGCCATTATATACGCCCCTTAAACGCTGCTATGAAGTCGTCACGGTCTGACTTGAGCATTGATACAGCGTTGTCGTCTAGTTGTGTGTCAGTGCGCTTAGATAGCTTCTCAGCCTGTTCTATAACGTAGTCAAACAACAACTCAGCTGCATGACGCTTGATATATCCGATTATCACGAACTTTGCCGCAATGCCTAATGGTCTGATTAACTGAGATAACATACTAAGCCCTCCAGTGTTTACCCATTGTAGCATTGGCTGTGTTTTAGGCAATAGGCACTAAAAAGCCCTCCGTAGAGGGCTGTAATCACTTAACTAAATTGGCCGCGTACTCGACAAGCCACACTTTTGGAGCTATCCATATCTGCACCCATGACATAGACGGAAGGATACAAATAGCGGATATAACTGCGGAAGAAGAAAATACACCTCCTAAAATCGCTTGAGCCTCGTCGCTATATCCACCATTCTTAGCCTTTCTGACTTCTCTGTCGTACTCGATAGATGTAACCATCCCAAACCCACGAAACTTAGTCCAAGTCTCCCCAGATTCTCGCTGACTGCTAAGTTCATCAAGTCTCTCCTTATCCTCAGTGCGCTCTTTGAATATGACATTATAAATCATGTACAACGAGCCAATCAGTACGAAAAGGCACACAAAGGAAAGGAATGCGCCCTTCACCATATACCAGTTCATAAGCTGCTCTACGTACTCAGGAATTTCAGCCTCAAGAAACCCAGTAGCCGAATCAATCCCATCAAGTGATTTTGTAATCAGTCGCTCAAGTGCTTGCTGTAAGTTTTCGTTCATTTCCTATCTCCGTTGTCTGGCTGCGTTGTGCTAGCCAGTGATTACATATTAGCTAACCATGATTGCCAGTGGTAGGACACAATAGGCCAAGTTTCAAAAAGCAATAGTGGTCATTAGATGGGTCAAAGCCAGTCTTTAGGCTCTACAATCCCGATGCGCTCATTGAGCAGACGGTCAACTTCATGCCTCAACCTGTCCCTCTCAAATTCAAGCTGTTGAACCCTATCCTTAAGTCCAGTGATACACTCTTTGCCACTGACGTTTTTGTACTTCTTGAAAGTCCCTTTTCTGTGATTCCATATGCCTACAGCCTTCTTGAGGTCTAATCGCTTTGGTGAGAACCATTCCCCATAGTATTCAAAACCGCCAACAGATGAGTGAAGATAATTTTCAAAATCAAGAGCCTCCCGCTTAGTATCAAACGGTATCACCCCCTTTAGGCTGATTAAGTGAGGATTCCCAGTCTGTAGGTCTGAAAGCCTTCTTTCTGGGTTTTGAGACATGCCAATCTTAATTGGTGCGTTTCTCTTTTCACCGGATTGCATGATGTAGACATAAAACATAGACACACCTCTGACAGGTTACTTATATTCAAACAAACACCCGCCACAGTGCATGGATATTGTCGCAAATCGTCTAATGATGGTCAATCGTTGAACAGGTCTAGGTTCATTGCGTGAATCCTTGCCCTCTCTCTTCTCTCCAACTCTTCAGACCGAATTCCAGATTCAATCTCATCAATAATGGCCTCTATAGCTTCATCAGACGGCCTATTAAAGTCTTTTGGCCTGCTATCTAGCCATTCATTGACGCATCGAATAGCCTTGGCTCTTTGAATATCTGACATATTAACCGTCCCCCATCAGGCACTCATCAATATGGTGAACCCAGCCATCACCAGTAATAACATTGTTCCAGCTACAACAATCAGGGTCTCCGCAATCCTGAATACACGGCCCTTTCTCAAGATTTCCTTCAGGGTCTGTATCTGGGTTTAGATTGGCTATAACACCAGTAACCCCAATCACCTCTACACAATCACCTACCTTTCTGCGCTTACTCATCATCAACCCCCGGCATAGGCCACCAGCCTAGCAACTCGTTATTGTTTTCGTACCGGGTTTCATAGTGCACTCCTGTTAATACCCCACATTCCTCACTTGCTTGCTTAACCACACAGATAAACCCATGAAAAAAGTCACTCCACATGGTCACACAACTGAACTCTCCAAAATCCCCGATAAACTGACTACCATCTTTAGGTGCTGTATCTGGTGTGTTCATAAGAATCATCCGTTGAACGGGGAAGTGACAGAGCACATAGCTAGCGCCATAGCGACCGAAACCTCAGCCTTTCTATTTCTGACGCGCCTATACTTCTCCGGCTCCCTAATCCTATCCTCAGCGTACGCCTCGGACTCTATGCGTGCCATGTTGTGCCTTTCAGCTTCAAGCTTTCTTCTTTGTCTGCTGTTCATACTCCCTCCCGCAACACCTCATTGAGCCAGACCTGCGGCTCGCTAACTCTTTGTTATACCTATTCGACTGGTGACTACCCGTAGTGGCCAACCCTACCGTACGCTTCAGGTGACTAGCCACCATGCGAATAAGCCCTGCTTTTGACCGGAGCAGGAACCGGACACGCGGGATATGTATGAGATAAGTAAAAAACCTACATGGCCCGTCGTACGTGTTCTTGCTGGCTACCGGGTTACGCTGCCAGCTTAGCGCAAGGAGACCGCCCGGCTCGGCTGGAATCCTTAGACTCCGCGAGTATTTCTTCGTACCAGCTCGTTAAAGACTGCTTCATTTCCATCAAGTCCAATCTCTGGCATTAAAGCCTGAACCTTGTTAGCTGCGTCAATAATGTCCTGAACTGAAATTCTTTTACCGCTTATCGCCTTCTTCAGCGAAAGTATTGAACCACCAAGTGAAAAAGCGCGATTTGTAGTTACTGTATTCATTTCCAATCTCCTCAGATGTTTACCGCCTTGGCTTCATTGCCTCAGTCAGTAAGTTCATATTAGCGCCTGTGTTCTGGTGTGTATAGGACACTATGAGCCAGATTCGACTTTTAATTGAAAAGCACTCTTAACCCAATAATATTCCAAAAGTTCATATCTATCGGGAGTTACCCACCTATATCCAGACAACCCCCTCCAGAACTCCACGCACATAACCTCAATCAACTCTCCATTCCTGACATGAGTCCTAACATGAGAGAAATTGGCCAAATTACTAGGCCCGGAATATTCTTTTCCGCAAAAACAACACGAGCTAGGGATCATAAGAACCACCCTTAGCGGGTGGCCTCCTTCGCCGCCTTGTACACTTCTTTCATTTCTGCGATTGTCCAGCAATCAACACCTACGGTCATCATGTCTTCCTCTTCAGTAATCCATTCAAATCCGTATTCTTCAACCAACCAGTTTCCGATTTTTTCTGCCTTAGCCTTGTCCGCTTCGTTACCTTCTTTGAATGTCAGGTTGATTACTGAGCCTTCGTTGCGGTCTGAGTTGAATGTTGCTTTCATGTGTCTATCTCCTTAGTTGATGTAAACATTATATCTACTGGTTTCGGGATAGGGTAGGACACTACGCGCCAACATTCAGTATGCGTTGAAAACCCTATCAGCAAACTTGTAATGCTTCATAATCGCCTGAACCTTTACGCATACGTTGTTAGGCCCGGTTCGGTTCTTACGGATTAGCAGCTCAGCAAGTCCTGCGTCAGGTGAGTCTTCGTAGTACATCTCATCACGATAAACCATGATTGCGTGGTCTACGTCCTCTTCAATCTCACCAGAGTCCCGAAGGTCTGACAACTGTGGGCGTTTGTCTGGCCTGTTCTCTAGCCCCCTGTTTAGCTGGTGTAGTATTACAACCGGTATAGCCATTTCAATTGCTAACCCCTTAAGCATCTTCGTTATCATTCCGATAGCGTGCGTTCGGTTATCTCCGGGCATCTTCATTAGGCCTAGATAGTCAATGATGACCATCCCTAGCCCACCTTTAGTGTATCGTTCCTGACGACGCAGAAACGCCCGTGCACTGGCTCTGATATGCTCTGCGCTGGCTCGTGTTTTTTCGTCGATCAGTAGCGGGAACGATTTAATCATATTGGCCCCAGCTGCAACCTTGGCCATTTGATCATCATGCCGACCGAATCCATTAGGGTTTTGCATGAATGAGTTGTCTACGTTCCCACAATAGCAAATCAGGCGCGACGCGCATTCATCAGCAGGCATCTCCATTGTAAATACGATTGTTGGTATGTCCGCCTTTCCATTAATGGCCATAATGCAGTTTGCTAGAGAAGATTTACCAGAACCCGGACGGCCCGCTACCAGCGTAACCCTGCCGCCTTCAATCCTTAGCACCTCATCCAGCTCGGTTAGGCCAGTCTTGTACTGAGTCACCTTGTCGTCAAACTTATCCTGTAAGTTCGCTAGCGTCTTTTTGACGGCCTCACTACCAGTAAACGCCGTCTTTGCCGACTTGCCCTCGCCTATCCGGGTTATCTCCGCGCTAGCGTAGTCAAGAATAGCTTCTAGTGGCTCGCCATCCTCTCGCATCGCATCAATGCCCGCAGCCATATTGGCCAAGTCACGCTTGCGGCTGTAATCGACGACAATCTCAGCGTAGGCAACGCAATTGTCCATCGACGGTATCACATCAACCATATACGATAGGTACTGCGCTCCACCAGCATCGGACAGCTTGTTGCGCTCATCCAGCCACTCAGCAACTGTAACAACATCAAGAGGCTTTCCATCCTCTGCCAATGCAGTCATTGCTTTGAACGCTATCTGGTGACGCTCATTCACAAAATCAGTGGCTTTGATTCCGGTATCAATAACCAGTGAATACGCAATATCCTCAAGCATCAGCGCACCCAGAACGCTCTGCTCTGCTTCTTTGCTGTAGTTCATCCTATCTCCTCAATAACACACGCCAGCACGAGACCTTCGGCTAGTGTGCTGCGTTATACAGCAACCCAAACCTCGGTTGTAACCGGCTTAATCTGCTTTGTTTCAGTTTTCCCACAATAGCGGCATGTGCGCGTGTCGATGCCATTACTCCAGTTGTGTGCGTAGTCGCCGTGAATCGCGCATACGCCAATTTCAAAATATCTTTCCCAAAACTGGTCGGTAATATCAACCCAATTTCGAGTGTCATGGCATGGTCCGTATGCCCAGCAATCTAAGTTCGATCCGTGCAAGCAAAGATTTCTAAGCTGTCTTGCGTGTATCCAGTCGCCATCACGCTCAAAACCGATGTATAAAACTGTCTTTTCTGCATCAATACCGCTAACGCAATTCCATGTGCCAGACCATATTTTCATGGCTTCCGGGCGTTTCTTGGCCCACCGATAAAGCTGCCAGCTAAAGAAATCGCTTTTACCTTTTTCTTTCGGTTTTATCTGATCTGCTGTAATCACATCAATCTCCTGTTGCTGTATAACAACGCAAGGCAGTCGGACGCTTGCAGCGCCGCTGCTCGCAAGTTTCATCTATCAATCCTACCGCCACCACTCCCGCAACGGTAGGACACTTAGCGCCAGTTTAACTCTGGCGTTGTTTAAACAACTTCCTTTCAGCATATCCAACGACCTCGCCGAAAACCATAAGCGATGCGAATGCAGAGACCGGGGCAACAATCAAGCCAGCAGCACTCTGAAATGCATAACATCCGAGAAACGTACAAAACAAAGTCACAGCAACAACAAGCAAAAAATAAATGATCTTCAATACCAAAAGAATAATTTTACTCATAACCCACCATTTCAGTAATTTAACTCTAACGTCAGGACTAGCGCGGAACCGCTCATAATCACTCTAAAAGGCTTTAGCCTGTAATACGGTGCAACTATAGGGATTACGTCAGAATAGTCGTCACGGGACGTACAGCGCCTTGTAAGTACGCAATCGTAGTCATACCCTGTTGCTGCTCCGTATATCACACCCCAGTCGCCGTAGTTGTCGTCATATCCAACGAACCAAGACCGAACGTTGTAGCTGTTGGTCATAGTCCCGGCTATGTAACGATTGTACTGTACTGCTATCAGCTCATTGTCGTTGTTTATGTCCGACGTGTTGAGATGAGTAGTAATCAGTCCGGCTGCTAGGGTCAGGCTCATTTCTCCATCTCGTTCCGCTGCAATTCAAGCTGTAAGGCACGCTCCGCACTTGCGATTATGTCCTTCAGGTCTGTGATTGTGTCCTTGTGACCACGACTACCAGCCGCTAGCGCCTTCTTTGTCAGGTGCTGCAATGCCGGACACTCTACCTTAAACGCGTCAAGAACATCATATACGTCAACCCATACTCCGGGCTTAATCTGTCGCTGGTACTTGTTAGGGTAATGCTCTGCCGTGTTTCCGTTCTGATGTATCGCTTGATTACGCGGACTGTCATCGTCTGGCCACTGCTCTGACTTCCATTCGTCGTAGTAGTCGCGGAACTCATTGAGCGTTAATTGTTTTGTTCTAGGCCCGTAACGTTCAACTTTATCTCTAAACCTTGTCTCGAAAGAGCCATCGGAATCAACGCCAACAAACCTCCACTGTGATGGCTTCATATTAAAACGAGCATGATTGTTGGTAAACTCAACACCATCGTGTAACACTGCCCCCATCTCCACTGACTTATCAATCACCTCAATAGCAATGGCGCGCTTCTCTTCGTCGCTACCCGTCAAAGGCACGCAGAAGTTGACTAGCTTTCCGTTTTCGTCGTGTAAGTTCATTCTGAGTCCCCTTTGATATCAATAACGACAAATCTGTCGCTAGCCTTGTTTTTAAATGCTGAAACGCCAACTTTCGGATTCCGGAATGTTGAGTAATAGCAATATTGAGCTTTATCGCCACTTCCTGACATGCGCCCCCAACTCACAACAGTGGAAACCACAGATAGGGCATCACAATCAGAAATAGAAGAGCGGTTTTCTATGATGATTTTACTCATGCCTCACCCTCCATAGGAACCCATTTACAAATACTGTACTGGTGCTTTCCGCGAGTGTTCTGCTGAGTACTGCAACCGTCGTTCTGGATTTCATAGCCAGTCGGTAGGTCAGCTTGAACATATACACGCTTTTCGTCTTTGCTCAGCTTCCACCAGTTTTCATCAGTATCAATGGAACGATCCTCTACAATTTTTTTAAGTCCAATCTTTGCTGCATTCGACTCCGATACATGCCGGACTAGTTGCCCATTAACCTCTGAAAGGCCAGTTACCGCTAGAGCGTAGTCCTCAAGACTCAATTCAACCTCTGAGATCAATACTCGTGATGTATCGCATGTTACTCGCAACATCACTTTGTCGTGCGAATTGCGAGAAATCGTCACACTTGCTTTATTCATAACCTATCCCCTTAAACCTTGTTACCGGTGCCAATCTCTGGCAGTGGCCACCATTCTGTTACTACCCAAGACTGACCGTTAAACCCGTCAATCACCCAAAACTCACTACCGTGATAGTAGCGACCAGTCTGAATACCACTGACACCCTCAACTTTCACGAGAACGTCAACGCTTGGCTTTGCTAACCTTTCAAGCTCTCCCATTTTTTCTTTAAGCTTTGGTAGTGACATACCTATCTCCTCAATTAAAACCTTTCCTCAGCACGTCAATATGCTTACGGGCTTTCTCACGTTCCTCGGGACTGAGCTGCTCTTTGCTAGCTCTCATGCCCGGAATCGTTATCGGTGAGTCAACATTAGTGGATTGGCGGGCCGATGGGTAGGACGGATTGGGCCAACCTTGCTTCTGGTTATTTAGTCCTTTGACACTCCACTCCTCGGTGAAGTGCTCATCAGGGCCGAAGAACGTAGACATCTGCATGACATACACAGTATTAAGGTTGCCAGCAGCCCTGACGTACTCGATATACCGTTTCATGCCCTCTGCCATGTCTCGCCATGTGTAATCCTTCAGGCGGGCTTTGCATGCCTTGTAGGCGCTTCTCTTTGGATTGCTACCAGAGCGCGGGGGCTTGTTCTTCCATATCCACTCGAACTCTTCAGGATACTCAAACCCCTTTTTCGGTTTGTCAGGTGATGGCTCTTTAGGCTGGTCATTAGAATGATTATTTCTGCAACTATCGTCAGATGGTTGATTATTACTCTCTGTTGTACTCTCTGTTGTACTCTCTGTATTAGTTTGGCGCTTTCCGCCATCACAGTTTGGCGCTTCTGTTTCATCCAGTTTTGCGCTTTCCGCCATACTGACAACATCTAATGCCTGCTTCAGAGCTTTTGCGTTTACACGATAGTTCACTTTTGCTGGAACGCCCCGCAAAACCTCTTCAAGAACACCTATATCCTTTAGCCTCTTCCTAGCGGTTTCTTGCTCTCTTCTTGTTAATCCAGTCTCCTCCTCCCATTCGTTAGCGGTTTTGTAGAAGAAACCATCTTTACTGGTAACTCTGTTCTGCCAGTAGCAGGCTTGAGAAAGAAGAAGTGCGCCAGTTATACCACAGCCAAGTGATACAAAAGGACGTTGAAACGCAACCGGACGGTCAAACATTTTTATTAAACTCATAACATAAATCCTTTTAAATCAATCGCTTATCAGTTTTTCATTCAATACTGACATCCATCTACGAAAGAACCAGCCGCCGGAAATGTAGCATTCAAAACCATCGTAGAAGTTCTTTACGTACCCCGCTCGAGTAAGCATCATCGCCCCGATCATGAACAAGAAAAACTCTTGCCTTATAATGGCAATAAGTTCTACATTGCCGGATTCCATTGAATCTGACTGAATTATCATTATTTCTCGGTTTATAATGGATGCATCCCATCCAGCCTCATCAGCGTAAGCCAACTCTAAGGCACTTCCCGGATAGCATACTCGAGCTTCAAGCCACGACTGCCCGGCTTTTGTATCAAGGAGGTTCTCACAGACAATAAGGGCGTTAACACCAACATGAGCGATACACTGCTCATCAGAATCAAAACGGAAGAACTCCTTGCTATCAATTCTTCTTGAGGCCAATAGCTTATGGATTCCCTGCTCGAGCTTGAATGACTCAATGAACATGTGACAGTCTATTTTGTATATGACTTCAAAGTCGGTGGGTACGCTAGTTGATCTAGATAGCTGACTTACTCGCTCTTCTATTGATTTTGTTGTATGACCTATCTTGTACAGGCCGGGGATTGATTCGTTCTTCAGGACGTAGACTGTTCCAAGTCTGCTTATATGAGTCATTCAGATTCACCATTGTTTTGGAGACCCTACTACGGGTGGAACACAGCGGGCGATTCGCCGTACCGGTTCGGGCCATAACAATACCGCCAAGGTCTTACTTGCTAACTTGGGTTCCACGCCTCATCAGCAAAATCATTATACCACCAAAGGTCTCCGTTTCAATCGGAACCCTTCTCCGTTTCAAACGGTATTGGGTAGCACCACAGAGGCGCTAGGCATAAAAAAAGCCCCGAGGGGCTTACTAGGCTATTTAGAGATACACCACCATACAAATAAGAACAAAACCAAAAAACCACCACCAAAATGCAAAAGCATATCAAAAGCGAAACGAAACCCAACCATATAGGCCATATAAGCGAACCAAACAACCCACATTAACAATGTCACAGCTATCATTGAATACTTAAAACCATCGGTCGCTGCCTCAGTTTTAGTCTTCCGTTTCTCAAGGTTTGCTCCAGATAAGCACCACTTAGAGCTATCATCACGATACCAGCAGTATCTATAAACCTTTTGACCAACTGCTACAGCTGTTCGCACCTGACCGTACCACATGTCTCCGTCCTTTGTTTTTGCTGTGATAGCGCAATTGTGAGTTGTTACAAGCAACCCATCGTTTGTTAAACATATACCATCGTCAACAACAGTCAGCTCTATATTGTGATGTCCACTCTCTTTTGGTCTAAGATGGTCAGAGATAACACCAATAGACCACAGGATTATACAAAACACAGCAATAAAGGAATGAACTCTTGCGTCTGATTTTCTCACGTCTTCTTTGTCTACTTCTTGGTTTTTCATCTTTCCACCTCCTCAGTTTGTGAAACCATTGTAGCGATACAGGGCGAGAGTGGGTAGGACAAGACGGGCCATGTTTCAGGCATAAAAAAGCCCACCGTAGTGGGCGTCCCGCATAGTAAGACCGTGGCGCTTGGGAGTAACCACGGAATCGGGCGCATAACACCCCAGCAATGGCCGGGAAGCCCCAGCCGGTTAGAGTTTATCAGAATAGAAATTCTCTTCCCATACGGTGCTCACATACACCCTGTTGCCATCTACTAACCTGTAGAACCTGCCTGTCTCTTCCTCAAAATTAAGCATCTTCAGCCTCGTTTATCTTTTTGATACGTTGAATGTCTTTGAACTTACCGTAAGCCTCTGATTTTGGCTGAGTCTGTCCAAGCCCTTTACAGTAGTAGTCATTGCGAAGAATACAACGGCACATTCGCCGCCATGATGGTGCCCACTGCTTAACCTCAAGGTCGTGCGGCGCTGCATCAGGAATCTTGTCATAACCTCTCTTCTTCCATTGAGAGATAAACTTAGTAAAACGTTGACGATAGTTTTCTTGCATTGGCTTCGGAAGGCTGCGCAACAGAAAGTTTGTGTACTCCTGCCACGTATACTTGTCTGGCTTTGAAATCTTATTGCTTCCGTTTATGTTCCCGGTGTCTTGGCAGTATAAAGCCCCAGAGTTAACACCACTCACCCGATTGAGGAGCTTGTACCATGTCATTGGCTCAAGTATCTGGTATAGCCAAAGCCCTTTTTTCTGGTCGTCACCAAATGGTTGGCAGAGTCGCTGGTTGCTAAATTTAACCCCGGCTCGCGTCATAAGATCGTAAATCTTGTTATACCCCAGCTCTTGATTGCGAGCATGATAAAGCCAGATATCTTCCGTTCTCCAATCATAGATTGGGTAGACGTTGTAGACGTCCTTGGCAATTTTTGTAGTCCATTTCCTATCATTCAACATCAAACCGTCTTTTCTTGAAACGATGGCTCTGTAACGGTGGAGGCTTTCGTCAGAACGAATGCCGATAAGAGCGCCGCACGTCTTACCTTGTGCATACCAAGAGCCAAAGATAACCATCAACTCCTCAAATTCCATTTTAGGAACGTAGAAGTCATATTGAGATAGGTCAGAAGCATGGCTTGGCTTATCCCTAACCCATAGGTCTTTTTTCTCTTCATCCCAGCAAACCCACTTAGGCTCATAATCTGAAACCGCATTGCGTAGCAACAACTCACCACAGAACCAGTGCAGGTCGATGCAATCAGAGTATTCTGAAATCATTGACTCAATATGTTCAATAGTTGCTGAATATTGCGCCTCAAGATCAATGATAAGAACGCCTACCTTTCTATTTCTACGGCGCGCCTCTTGGCAAGCAAGGTGCATCATTACGGTTGAATCTTTACCACCAGAAAAGCTTATATATAGCCTTTCAAGGGAATCAAAGGCTTCGGATATTCTTTGCTTTGAAGCTTCAAGAACGCTAATCTCTTGATATACTTTTCTGCTCATTAGTACAGCTCCACTTGGTTTGGGTAGTTTAATGCCTGATTCATATCAACAGGCTCCCTTCCGTTCTGTAATAGCCAATCATTTAGAACATCTAGAGCCACGCTATTGGCTTCCTCTTTTTGCTCATCACTCAATAAATTGAATCCTGAGCAGAACTTAGATGGGATTCCAGTCTCATAGCACATTGCCGCTTGACCTATCCACGCAATACGATTCATTGCGAAGTTTGTAAGATAGTGCTCGCAAGAGTTAGTCCACTCAGATATAACAGAGTTGGCAGCAGCTCTAAACCTATCGGAATCAGCCAGAAAATCACGGTATGCAATTTTGCATTCCTCAGCCTTCATTCCGTCAACTTGCTGCTTGTAAAAACCGGCCTTCTCACACTCCCACTTATCGTAGGTATGGAATACCCTGCTCTTCGCATCTTGATGAGGTATTTTATGCTTTGCCACTTCCTCTTCATCAACTTCATCAGTTATGTCTTCCCAGTCAGTAGATGAATCGTCAGATTCCCATGCGCGGCTGAAATCCTTATCGCTAAACAGGTGCTCCATTCCGGATATTTGACAAAGACGAAGAACCTCTTCCTCGTCCATGCCAAGCTCTTTTGCAATTCTAGCATTGCGCCAATTGCGGTTTTTAAGCTCAATGACGATCTCACTCATTGCATCCACTTGGTGCTTACCGCGGGCGCGGTTATGTCGGATGGTAGAGGCCATGCGATCATTCTTAGAGCTTTGCTCCGTTCGTATATCAACAACCGGCAAATAACCCTTTACGCGCTGACTGACAACCTTGCTTTCTTTGCCAACCCGGTGACGGTGAAATCCATCAATGACCTCAATCATTCCTTTTTCTTCGTTAGACCAAGAAACAATTGGCTGGGTGTATCCGTCATTAACAATAGAAAGCTCAAGCAGCTTCATTTCTGGCGGAGCGACTTTGTTTGGGTTGTAATCATTGTGAGTTACATTGTCATTCTTTACCCACTTAACAAAGTCAACAGGCTCATCCTTGAATGGGCTTATGGCATGAAGCATTTCCCGTATCTCATTGATACGATCAACTTTTTCATCAAGATCAAGGGTTTCAATCTCAGATATTATTGATTCAATGCTTTTTTCGTTTTCTAAGA